ACGTCTTCTGATCCCTCTATGTTAACAAAACCGATTCTTGAAAATCCTGGGATGCCTACTGGCGGCCTCTCTCTAGGATCTATAAAAGGATCGTATGTGTATCCGTAAAGAATCTCTACATTCTCAGGGTCGTTGTCTGGCCTTGGCTGAAAAAGAGCTGTCGCATCAATTACATTCTTGGCAGGAGTAAGTTGTGGGTGTTTTGGTTCCCAATCTTCTGGGTCAACACGCAAGCCATCCCAAGTCGTTTTCAGAGACTTGTATGGGATTTTGAAGCCAGAGCGATCGGATATAGCGTATGATCGCTTGCCTTTTGCGCGTCTAGCACCCCTAGCCAAGATTCAATCCTGTTGGTCTGATTCTCATTGAAACACCATCATTGTCAGTTGATGCCGCAAATTCAAAAGCTCGTTCGTAAACTTCATTCAAAAGCTGGAACCTATCAGGCTGGAATTTCAAGGCCAATTTTGCAGCCAGCCCTGCGCAAATACAATCAGACCAGCGATAAGGTATGTCTGCATCTTGATTTCCTGCCGTAACGTCCTCTAATTGGTTTATGGACCAATATACGAGGCTGTAGCTGTCAGTGTCTGGCACCTGCCAAACATAAACGACAGGAGTGTACTGTTTATCAAGCATATATTGGCTTGGCCTTCCTGTCGATGCTTTATTTGGTAGCTGGTTGTAATCTTCTATGCTGATTCTATTAACAACTGTGTCGCTTGTAGTCCCGCCAACTGTTTCTCGCACGACAACATCAATCAAATCTATGGTTCCAACAGGCAAAGTATATGTTGTTGTCCCTGATGTTAGGCTCAAAGTGTTGTTCTGGACAGCCCAGTAGTTGATTCCTCTGTTAGCCCACTCGCTGAAAAGAAGATTTAAGCTTCTCCTTGCAGCAAGAGACTGATAACCTGTGCGAGTTTGCTCATCTATGCCGACTCTTTCGAATGCCTCTGTAACGATCTCTTCAACATCTGGTCGGAAAGCGACTGTCCCTGAAGTAGCCATTATACAGTTTCCTCAATAATTATGCCTTCAAATGTGGCACCAACAGCATTATTCTGGTTTTTGCTACATATTGCACGAACTTCAATGTCAGATTTCTCTGTTATTTTCAAAGGTGAATTGAATGGGAACAATATTTCACCACCTATTATGTCAACTTTAACAGCAGTTCTGAAAACAGAACCTTGATTCCTGACCATAAACCGCACAGTCATAAAAGCACCAGAGGTATCTGTGCCGTGAGTAGCAACTCCTTGGGTAATATACAGTGTTTTTCCTGCAGGGACTGTGTAAACTGCCATCAAAGTCTGATTTTCACCAGCAGTTATACGTGCATAGGTCGTTCCGCCATTCGCTATATTGATATTCCCAGCAGGAGCTGTTGATCCTGTAATGTAAGCTCTGAAAACTCGCAAGAATGTTTGTGTGGTTGTGTAAGTTCCCGAACCATCAAGTGTGAAATCTTCAGAAACTTCTTTATAATCTGTGTCGAGGCCAGAGATAATCCCCGTCACGCCAGAATCTGTTGCACCACTTGCGCTTGTAGCTGTCATTGCCACTGCAGACCCTGGATATGCGTAGATTCCGCCAACATCCCAGATTGTTTCGTTAGCATTTATGATTAAAGGGTTGTAGCCATATTTAAAAAGGGCTGTGTGCCAACCTATCTGCCCTCTGGCAACTTGGAGTTCGAATGGCTCTGATGTGCCAACTCTTGTGATTGATGATACTTGAGCCATTCGTCTCCCCTTAGTACTCTTTAGCCACCCTAAGAACTACTTGATAAGAATCTCCAGCAGCAGCAGAACCTGTTGTGGTGAATTTAATATCACCAGTCGGGCTAGTGCCATATGAAGAGCTAGATGGAAGTCCACCGAACTTTTCAAAGCTGTGGTAGCCTTGTTGATTTTCAGCCAAGTGCAATATGATCACATCGGTAGTGGCGTCAGCCAGAACCTCAACAGTCAAGCCTTGTATGATCCACCAACATTCAAGTATCCTAACACCTGTGCATGTATCGCCATTTGAGCTTGTTACCAAAGACGATACATCGATCTTAGTGACCGCACTTTCGTTACCAGTATCAACATACTGATATTGAAAAGCAAACACAGCTTCTCTAGGGTTGTCGGCTATCGTAGTTGTAGATACGATATCAGCCATGACCTACTCCTTATGCGTCAGCAAATGGAGTTGCAATAGTTCCAGAAGCAAGTAGCGTACCAGTGACCAAGTACTCTGCTGTCGCTAGTGCTGTGACTTCTACATAAGAACCAGCGATGCCACCTGTTGTAGTGCCATTCATTGAGATCACGTCGTTAGTCGCTCCTGGAGCGAAGCCACGAGCCTGTGAAGTTGCCGCTGCAGCCAGAACCAGATTTCCTACAAATTTATCTGTGCCATCAGTTTTGATGTCAAGATCAGAAGCAGTCGTTCCGATAAAAAATTTGTAAACAGCACCGATTGTGTCTGTCGTGATTGATGGCAGTGTAACTGCACCATCGGCATCATTTACTTCAATGATACGACCAACATGATCGTTATATGTGAGGGTTGTTTCTGCTGTGATTTCAACAACTGAGTTTGAACCTTTCGCTGTGAAACCACGCTCAGACCGAACTGGTCCTGAGAAAGTTGTAAAAGCCATGTCATCATCTCCTGTCGTGGCTAGTGTCTGCCGAAGCAGTCAGGGATAAAAAGGGGAGCACGAAGCTCCCCCTATTATTATGCTGCTCCTTCGGAACCGAAGATACCGCGCCAGTCGGTGAAGCCGAACGAATAACGCTCGCGCACCTTGTAGCGGACATTCCCAGTTTCAAAGTCGCCTTCCATGCCTTTCTTCAATGGAGAACGCTGGAAGTGCTTCAGACCATCAGGAACGTCAGTCATGACGAACCATGCATCTGAATCAGTCAGACGACGCATAACGTGATAGCCTTGTGGCAGGTAGCCACCAGAACGAATCGCGTTGATGTCGTTATCTGCTGTTGCAGTACGCAACTGAGACTCAAGCAGACGCTCAGCAACGAAAGTGTACGCAGTTGGAATAACCAACATTGTACCTTGTGCTGCAATACGGAGACCACGGTCGTCCTTCATGTCAGCGATGTTGATGAGGATTTGCTCCAGAGAAGTCTCTGAAAGGTCAGCAGCAGTCGTCAGTGTGTTAGCCTGATTACCAGAACGAGTCGGGTGCGCAGTATTACACAGCGTGACGCCATCACCACCAGTTACACCTGAACCTGTGAACGCATTGTTCAATACGTTAGCAGCCTTGATCTCTTTGGTCGAAGCCATTGAGCGGGCAAGTGCTTTGGTGTAACGAGAGGCGATTGAGCCATAAAGACCATCTTCTTCAGCTTCTTCTGTAATGCTGAAAGCAAGTGCAATTGTCTCATGCTGATAGCGAGCAGTCCATTGCTGGCTTGCTGCGTCATAAGAAACTGCTGAACCTTCAGATTTTACAGGAGCATTGCCGAAGCCTTCCAAAAGGACATCTTCTTCAAATGCCTTCTGTGAAGTGCTAGTCTCAAAGACTGCCTGCCACTCTGGTGGATATTGATCATACTCGAGGCCAAAGAGGGTGTTTAGTCCTGGCTCGAGCATTTTTGCAAATTGTGCTCTATTCATTGCCATTGTTCATTCTCCTCTTAAATACCAGCTGAATCTTTCAGAAGGTGCTCATTCAAAAGCACTTCCATGACTGCATTGGCGCCAAACGCATTTTCTGGTGCATCATAAAGAGCCAGAATCTTTGTTTGAGCAGTTCCTGCTGCCATAGTTCCTGAAATTTCAAAGCCAGATTGGCCTGTCAAAGTTGATCCAGTGCCAGCCACGATATCGGCACAGTTGCCGATGTTGGTCTGAGCAGGTGAACCTGCAGATTGGACTTTGAACACAGTGTAGGGATCGTCGTAGACGTATGCTACGATATCCGTTGCTGTAGTTCCACTTGGCCAATACTCACTGTAAACATATGAGCCATCAGAAGCAGTATATGAAACTCCTGCAAATACACCGATTACATTTACTTCTGTAGCACCTGCAGGTTGCAGTGTGCCATCTGCAGCCAAAATGACTGCGTCACCACTGAAAATGTTTTCAGCTAAGCCAGAAGTGATAGTGTACTTGTTAGCACGAGGTGCATAACCACTCATGTGGCGAACTGGGACGAACCCAAATGCGGCATCTACGTTTGCCATTTTTCGACACTCCTATTTATCAATCGTCCATAACCGAGACATCTCGGCCACGACTTACGGATGACTGCCTATTCTGTTGAATAGGTAGCCCAGCGTTCCTGCCTAACGCATCAAGCTCACCTTGGATTGATTGGTTTTGACTGTCGTTTCTGCCACGATAGTAATCTTTCATAGAATGATACTTTTCTTCTGGCATTTCACACAACAGCATACCCTCAACGCCAATGCAGCCTGCCCACTGTCCATGATTGATAGTTGGGAATCTCTTATCTTTCACAGTATCAGCAGGGCGTGGTTCCCAGCCCGCACGCATACGTTTGTATACGTTGTCTGGATTATCCCTACCCTGAATCGAGGTAGCAATCCACCGTTGAACCATTCCTGGGCGAGGATCAGGTGCGTCCAACAGTGATGGTGGTTTCCATGCAGTTTCTGGCCTTGCCTCTTCCGCACGGATCTCTGGTCGGGATTCGTTTGCCCTTACGTTTCTAGCTTGTGCCATGATCAGTTCCTCTGTTGACTACGGATCTCGCGCTCATATTGCTTGAGACCTTTTTCATCTGTTATGCCAAGTTCCCTTGCCATTCTGAGTTGATCTTGCGTAAGACGAACCCTGTTACCTTTGTAAGCTCGCTGAGACCCGCCAGCAGTTGGGGCGACTGGTGCTCTGCTTCTAGTCTTAGGTGCAGGCTTACTCTGATCTGATTTTAGCTCGGGAAAAACATTTTGTAAACGATTATCCAATATTTCATAGTACTCGTCGGAGTTTTTATCATATCCTTCGAGGTCTAATTGGACGTCAATCGCACG